TTTCGCCTGGGCTGCTTCCGCAGCCGCTTGGGCAGCAGCCGAAGTTTTAGCCGACTCGCCCGCTTGGGTTTTAGCCTCGGCGGCCTGTTTCGCGGACTCGGTGGCTTGGTTTTTCGCTTCGACAGCCGACGCGGCAGAAGCTGTCGCTTGTTTCTGGGCTTCCTTCGCTGACTCAGCCGAGGCGGTGGCCTGTTCACGCGACTGCTCCGCAGAATTCGCTGCTTCTATGGCTTTTGCCTCGGACATTTCCGCTGCGGCTCTGGCTTCCGCCGCGTTATCAGCGGATTCGATTACTTTGGCTTCGGCGAACTCGGCGGCGGCAGTGGCTTCTTTCGCGAAACTCCACGCGGCGGCGACCAGGGCGCGTGCCATCTCTACGGAGACGATTTGCCCGTTTGCCGCAATCTCGGCCAGTTGGGTTATATCCAGTATCCAGGGTTCGCCGTCTTCGCGGGGTGGGGGCGGGAGGATGTCGAAAGGCGCGATGCGGGGTTTGACTATATCGTCTACCTCTTCGAACTCGAAGCGTACCGTGTAGGGAATACACGAGGGATTCAACCGGGGGTCAGCGGTGTTGAGGATGCGTGCCCCTGCCTCTGCGTCAATAACATAAAGCTGTCCGGCGTGGTTTATCTTTATCGGAATATCCACCAGCGCGATAGTCAATGGATCGGCATCTTTTGTGCCCGGGAAGCGGGTTTCGTTTAGCTTCGGTGACAAGATGACACTGCCAATGGGTTCTATCACATCCGGGTTTAGTCCAGGGTCGGGTGAGTCAGCGGTGGGTATCGCGACTTGTCCCGTGAGTCTGAAATACGGCAGCGCCGCCGGGAGGTTTTGCCCGGTTGCGTCTTTCCAATTTGTTATGGCCATTGCTAGTCTCCTATCCCCAGGGTGGAATCGGAAGCGTTTACAGTGGTGTCGGATGGCGGCGTGGGTGTCCTGGTAGCGGTTTCAGGTGTGGCGATACTGGTCAAAACCGAAAGCAGCGCTGCGGTTGCCGCCGTGGCTAATACCATCGTCCAATCGATAGTATTTATTGCTACCGCCGAGGTTCCTATCAACGCCAGTGTGGCTTGCGCGAAGGTCTTGATGGCGCGTTCGGCGGTGCCCGCCCAAAAGTTTCTGTTTAGGTACGTGTTCATGAGTTGCCTCCTCTAAATACAGGAGAACCGCCCTTAGGCGGTTCTTTCTTCGATTCCTAGTTTCTGTCCTATTTTCCTCAACAGAGAGGTTCGTTTCATCCAGTCCGGCATCTTCGGGGATCCTGTCGCCATGTCCAACAGGCTCTTGACCCGTCCCGCCGATTTCACAACATCCGCATCCACCTCAATATAATTTGCGCGGAACTGGCCATCAGTAACCCTCACAATCGGAAAATGGCCAGCATCCGTCAGAGCCTTGAGATATGCCGTGTCCTGAATCAACCGTGCATGAATTCCATCCGTCTTCGCCCACCATTTCTCATCAATCAATAGCAAATACATACTATTTCCCTCTCTTTCCTGTTCCTGTTTCTTTTTCTCCGGCTGCTTCCCAGCCATAACATCAAACCAATACCGGGCACGAGCCATATACGCGCCGCGCTGCGCCCCGGCGATAGCCCCCGGACACGCCGTCTGCATAAAATGCCGGTGCGGAAACACGTTCACACCCCAGCGTGGTTCGCCTAGGCCGTAGGCCAGACACAGCGCCGCGACCAGGTGCGCTCCGTTATCCAACGTGGCCTCCGATATCGTCCACGACGGCGCGAACGTCGCATCCGCGTGTTCGATACCGATAGTCCACGGATTCGCCGCCCCCGCATGCCATGCAGTGTCCCGGTCATGCACATACTGCCCAATCCTGCCGTTCGCGTCTACCTGATAGTGTGCGGACGCTTCCCTGGTTTGCCACACGTCCCAACAGCCCCGCAGGGAAAGCTGCGCCGCGTTGTGATGCAACACGATACCCCGCAACCTGACACTGCGCCCCGGCGTGTAGTGTTTCGTCATCCAATACTGCTCATCGGCGATAAGCCGATTCCAATCCCTCATGATGCTTTTCCCTTCTTATTCAACCGGTCAAATATTTCTTTATGCGTTTCATGTTCCTCGGTCTCGATACGCTCCATCCGGCGTGTAGCAACCGTGAAATCTTCCCGTAGCTGCGTCATATCCCGCTGCATCTGGGTCATGCTCTGTCTTAACTGTGAAATACCCTCACCCTGTTCTTCTTGCACCCGAAGCATAGTTTCCTGAGTCTGTTGCACACTCGCCATCCGCTGCGCCATCTTATCCACTGTGTCTTTCATCGATGAGCCATGGTTGTTGTGTACCTGCCCCGAGATTGCTTTCACATCCGATGCTATTTTTTTTGCTTCTGCGATAGCCTTCCATCCTCCGCCCCCGGCGGTTAGCAGCGCGGCGATTGCCATTACCATTTCCGCCGATACACCCATCATGAGCGCACCCCGCTTTCTGCCGCCGCCAGGCGCTGCTCTAGTGCTTCTATCTGTGCCTGTTGTTTTCGTAGTACCTGCCACAGGGCGACGGGGATAGCATCATATTCCACGCCCAGAATCTCGCCGTCCTGATTGTGTTTCACGAAAATCCCCAGCCCGGCGGCCTCCAAATCCTCCGCCACCCACCCGGCCTGACGCTCCGGCAGCGGCTTCAGCGGCCTAGACGGACCCGCCTCCCCGAACTGTTCCCGCCACTTGTCGACTAGCGCTCGCGACCGGTACGCCACCGGCTCCACTTCGAGAATCCTGGTCACGTCCCTCACCGGCTCCGGGTCATATTTCGACGCGCGGGATGAATTTTTCACAAAATCCGATGCCATCACCTCGCCGGAAGCATAAATCGTGGACTCGGAGTTGAGCCCGCCCGCCTTGAAAGTCGCGTTACAGTAGACACCCTGCCAGCTGTCGTAGCTGATAGAATACCGGCCGCTAATAGAATCCCCATTCTGCTCCCCCAGGGATAGCATTTCCGTAGCGAAGCGCTCCGCGTCACAGCGGGGAATCCACCCGTTACCCCAACTGTTGATTTTCACCGCACCCACACTCAGCTCATCCGAACCCAACCGGGAAGACCCCACGTCGAAAGATGAACCATCCATGGAAGTGGAGCCGTAATCCACCGGGTTATTTATCGTGCCCTGTCCGCGCAAACACTCAGGGTTGATTTTCACGCCACCCACATACAGGTCGTTAGCCCTGACGATATCCCCCACAATCTGAGAGGCTTCGATATAACGACCTCGGATAATATCCGACCAAAGAGTGTTCAATACTGCCGTGTTCGCGGTCAGATTATCCACAATCGCTTTGACAAACTGCGCGGAAGACCCATACAGATTCCCTACCGTGGCTTGCACAAACTCCGCTATCGCGGCGGTAACCGACCCCGCGTCTACGTTGTTAGCAGTCACCGTCCCGGCCTCTAAATCCGGGGCAGTAATCCCCCGCACCGTCACCGACGGCGGGGTGGTCGCCACCCACCTGGTTTTATTCCCACTCGTGTCCACCAACCGACTCCACCCCCACACTTGCGTCCCCTTGGATGCCTGTAAAGCCAAGGTAGCTGGAACCGCCACCGCAGACACCACTGCGGCCGAATATGGTGGGGCGGATGGCGTGGTGGTGATGGCGGCTTCGATGCGGTCGAAGTCGGCGGGGAGTCCGACTGCTACGCCGGTGGGTGATTGGACTTTACCGTCGTATTTGATGAGGGCGATGCCTTTGGAGGAGGTGAGGTGTCCTGCTACTGGGGGGAGGTTTCCGGCTCCGTTTTTTCGTGCCAAAGTGATACGTTCGGAGACGCACCAGGGGGAGGTTCTGGCTCCGTTGTATCCAGCGACGCGGAATTCCCAGACGGTTCCGGCGGGGAGGGACGCGATTTCGGCTTGGGGAGCGGTGTAGATTCCCATGGATTGCCAGGGTGCGTCTTCGCCGTCGGCGGTAATGTTGCGGCCTTCGAGGATGTATTGTCCTTCTCCACCGTTTAGCATGCCTTCGTTCCAATGGCAGGTGACGGAGGCGCGAGCGCGGCCGTACTCGTCTGTGAAGGCTTGGGAGCCAACGACGAGGCGGGTAGGTCTACCAGGGTCGGGGGTGAGATCCATTGTCGCAGAAGTGCCGTTGCCGCCTACGGTGGCTCCGCCGGTTAGTTTCTGGAGGTTGCGGGCGGTTGCTACTTGGGATTCCAGGAAACGATCACCGAGGATGACGCTGCCCCCGAGGCCGTCGCTGTCCCAGGTTAGGGTGATTTGTCGTACCCGGGCGGGTTCATGAGTTGCGGGGGTGGTTTCAGCTTTTATCCACGCTCCCGGCCAGTAGTCTATGAGGGGGAAGAACCGGGCGGGAAACACCAGTTGTTTGGTGATTTCTTTGGCGGGGCGGGTAGTTTTGTCCAGTTCGGCGTGCGCCATGGCGCGTACGGTGCCCTCATTGCCGACCCCTTCCATTTTGTAGTATTTCTCGGTTTTACCCCACGGGGTGGGAGCCTCGGGGTTGTCGAGTTTGAAGCAGATATCCCCAGAGCCGCGCACCAGGGCACGCGATACCAGGTTTTCTATCGACTCGTCAGTAGCAGCAGAAGTAATATCGGTTCCGGCATGGAGCCACACCGGTTCTGGCATCTGGTCTAGCCGAGGGCTAATGGTGTCAATATTCCACATGGAAAGAGTGCGTCCTACCATGCCCCATTGACAGTATCCGCCCTCAGCGAGTGCCGTGAGGACGGCCTGCAGGGAGGCTCCCACCTCGAAGCTAACCCCGGATAGTGGGCTACCTGTCCAGGCTCGTCCGTTGGAATCTGTGGCCGCCGTGAAATCGTAGGTAATGGTTTGTAGCACGCCGCGCCGGTGTGCCTGGTCAATCAGGTCGGCCATAATCTTTCCGGGAGTGGCTTGTTCGTAGTAGCGTTTCTCGGTACCGAATTCTCCAGACCAATCCACTACCGCCGCGAAAGCCAGCAGCCTAGAGTAGGACGGACAAGTCAGTTTCACAATTTGTTGGGGGTTCTCGTCGTCACGTTTACGGTTCATCAGGCAGAATCGCCCTCCGATAGGTTCCACCCACTTCTCACCGTCAGGCAGTTGTACCGCGATATCCAGCCCCCGGCCGATAGCCTGGTTTAGTAACTCACCACCGGGTGCGAGAATGGAGTATTCAAGTTCGAGGGCGGTGTCTGCCGAGTCCACGAAAGAGGCTTGCCAAGACAGCGGGTATTCAAGGAACCCGACGCGCTCGTCTGTGCCCGCCCTGTAGACCACTAGTCTCGGTTTTTTCACATCCATGCTCGTCTCCCTTCCAAAGACACCACGGTTTCTTCTTTCTTGTATCCCTCGACTTGCACATCTAGGCGGACACGCCGGGTTTTCGGTTCCAAACCGAGGATAAGTTTGCCCGTCGGGGGATAATCCAACCCGCCCGTCATCGGAGTCGATTCCCCACCAGCGCCACGCTTCACGGCTGTTAGCGTCGCCAAGTCAACAGACAGGACTTCACCCGAGTGGATGACACCAGTGAATGTCACCCCCGTGCCGGTTTGACAATCCCGCAGCCGTAACTGGGTCAAAGGCCCCTGGGCGTGAATCTTGATGTCCTCTATCGGGAGGGTTCCCGATAATCCGTTGACACGCACCGCCTTACCTGGGGAAACAACCACGGTTTTCGGTTTCAAATCCCGCCAGGCAACCTCGGGCAGACGCAACTGAATCTTCCAGCGTGCCCACAGGCTGGCGTGCCCGTCCTCCCTGGTTGGTTTCGCGTTCACCAACTGTGCGGGGGTGACACTGCGCTGCGGACGGGAGTCATCACCATAGGGTCGAACCCGTATTACCCGCAGCAGCGGATTCATCAAAATAGTTTGCAGCCGGTCTAGAGCGGCTTCCAACGCGGCGGGAGACTCGGCGGCGGGAGCCAACTCCAAATCCAACAACGGCGCATCCAAAACCAGGCGCGACTGGGGCACAATGATATTCCCTAGTCTTCCCGGAACCGACAGATTCTGTACCCGAGGCGAAATCTCCGAGTGCGTCAAATTCGACGCTAGAAACGTCCACTCGCGCACGTCCACCCCGTCAAGCAGATACGTGTAAGGAGGCTCGTAAACCATTTTAGAAACTCCTCCCCATGCCCGCAGCCGATAGCTGTAAGCTACGATTGATTGTCACGGAAGTGGGTTCGGTTTGTGGATAGTAGTTTTGGATGTTGAATGTCAATCCAGAGTTTTCCCGGCTGTTGACGGCGTTTTTCGCAATGTGGGAAAGCGCCTCCCACTGCGACGAAGTGAACACAGGTTCGGGTTTGCCTGTCAGGTTCACGGTGTTGGTTAGTCCTGGGGGTAGCCAGCCGCCTTGGTCGTATTGTTTGTACGCGGGTTTCTTGTTTTCGGCGCGTTTACGGGCTTTGTCGGCATGGCGTTTCTTGTCGGCATGGCCGGTAAACACTCGAATGATGCTGTTGAAAAAGACGGTGGGTACGCTGGCGATTATCCGGGAAAAGATGTTGTTGCCGGTGCCTTTTAGTAGTGCCCGAACGGGTTTCAAAACTATGTCTGTGATTGCCTTTAAGGGATTGGCCAGGACATTGGCGGTGAAGTCGACTATATTTTTAGCCCACCCTGCCACAGTGTTTACAGCTGAACGCCCGAAGTTACCGATATCATCCAAGATGCCGCCTTTAGCGAAGCGGCGGCTTGGGGATATCGTGTTGCGAGTAGCATTACGGTTTACCCAATCCAGCCATTTCTTACCTCCCATAGCGCGCAGAGCATCAGGACGGATAATCCCTTCTCCGCCGGAAAGGTACAACAGGCCACCGGTGGGCGACCAGAACCGGTGAACATCCCGTCCCGGCGTGTACCCAGGCAACACCCCACCGCTTGCGAACCGGATTGGTGGCCAGTAGGGCATCCGCACTGGGGCACCGATAACGCCCGCGAGTTTGTTGAACCAGGCGCGTAGCCCGTTGTTATATACCACGTTGATAACGAAGTTTACAGGGACTGCTACTACTTGTCTGATACCCTTCCAAATTCTCCCGATAGCATCCTTAGCTGCTCGCCATGCTCCGGTAAAATCGCCTTTCAAAAACCGTCCAAAAGCCTCAAAGCCCTTACCCAAACCACCGAGGATGTCCTTCACGCCTTTGACCATGTCCTCGAAAAGCTTCTTAACGTTACGCAGCACGTTTCCGAACCTAACTTCCAGCACGTCCTTCGCCACCTTGCTGATGGCATCAAACAAAGGTTTCCCGCTGCTATCCCACGAGTCTTTAATGTTCTTCACCAGGTCTCGAAAAGCCGTCGCGCCCGCCCCGAAAATCGGAATCAACACCTGGTTAAACAGTGTGCCAACCACCGTAGAGACAAGGTCAAACAGCGGCCCCAACACCGTATTCCACAAAGTATTCACTACGGTAGCGAACTCAGAATCGAAGGCGTTTCCTGCCACCCCGAATAGTTCGCCCAAGCCCTCGAATACCGGCTTGAAAACCTGGTCATAGGCGTTTTGGAAGGTAGCCTGGATTCCTTCCCAAGCTTGACTTACAGCGTTACGGAACCCCTCGTTGGTGTCCCACAGGGTCTTAATCGCTGCGAACAGCGTGGTTATCACCGCAACAGCAATACCGATAGGCCCGGCTAAACCAGCCAGTTTACTGCCCAGATTACCCACCAGACCAATAAGACCCGCACCCCCCTCACCAGCCGCCGCGCCACCTAAGCCAAGCACCGATCCGACGCTTTTCAACCCATTAGCAATCGAGCCAATCATCGACCCTGTGGCTGCCAGGCCACCCAACCCTGCAAAAGCCGTGCCAATACCAATAACAGCATTCGCGATAGTTTGAATCTGACCCGGATCCATGTCCGCTATCTTCTGGAAGAACCCGGTCATACGATCCAGGGTGGACATGTTACCCTCACCGCCCATCGCCGCGCCCCACAGATTACCCAACGCGCTAGCTATCGCACCAATCAGCTCCCCGACTTTCGGGGCTTCCTCCATCACACCTTTCATCCAGTTCTGGAAATCCTGGTTAGAATCAAGATTCGCCGCCCACTCCGCGAAGCCCGCAGTCCCAGCCTCGAAAGCATTGAGAAAATACTCCCCCAACGGTTTCAACGCGATAGCCAAATCCCGAATCCCAGCCAGGATATTAGCAATGATGGTCGCGGTGGTGTCCATCGCTGGCCCCAGATTATCGGCCAAGAACTGGCCGAAACGCTGCCAGCCCGGGTCGGTCAAAGACTTCAACCCATTCTCGGCAATCCGACCTAAACGCCGCGACAAGTCGTCAATCAGCGCGTTCAGCGGCTTGAAAAGTGGCTCCGTCGCTTGTAAGCCCCTCATGAGCCCCGGCAAAAACCCATTCTGTGCTGTAACCGACAATTCACCGAACTTGTCAATCAACCTGTCCAGATATAGCACAAAAGCCTTACCCGATTCCGGCAGTCCTTCTAAAGCGTCAGCCACCGCCCCCGCAGCAGCCACGCCTGCGACACCAGCCGATGTAGCGGCCGCACCCATCCCCGCTATATCCTCTACCGTTTGCGCCAGGCGCTCTTTCGCTTCCTGCTCCCGTTCGGCGGCCTCTTCGGCGGCTTCCTGCGCCGCCGCGCGCGCTTCTTTCAGCCGCTCCAGCGCTTCTTCTTGTTCCTCAATAGCCTGGAGGCGCGCATCCACCACACGCTGTTCCGCGCCCGCCACTGACTCGGCAGCATCAACAGCCACCCGCGCGGCGTTTTCACGAGCCTCAGCGACTGCCTCTACTGCGTCTTGGACACGCTCCTCTGCCTCTACCAGCGCCTGGCGCGCAACCCGGACACGCTCTGTGCCTTCGACACCCTCACGGTCGGTACGAGCCTTTTCCTCTGCTAAATCCCGATTCGCGGACTTCTGGTCTTCCAAAGCCTGATTGGCCTTATCCAGGTTCAAACGCGCCTGCTCCCACTCCAGCGCGGTGCCCCCGGTTTTACCCAGGTCTTCCAGATTCTTTTTCGCTAGTTTTACTGCTAAAACTGCGGAACGCTCCGCCAAAACACCGTTCTTTATCGCAGATTGCATGTCCCGCAAATCCTTGACGGCATCACGACGCGCCTTCGACAAGTTACGCTGTGCTTTCTCCACTCCCCGCTGCGCGGCCACCAGCTGTTTTTCCGACGCAACAACTGCCCGATTCGCAGACTCTACCCTCGTGGCCGCCTGCTGACGCACCCGAGACAGATTTTTCTGCGCAGCAGCGACCTGCTTCGCGCTAGCAGCCGATACTTTCGCCACGTTTCGTTCCGCGTCACGTACCCGTTTCGCCCAGGCTTGTGTAGATTTCACCGAAGCCTTACGCGCAGCAGCGACTTGCTTCTGGGCATTAGCAACCCTACGCGCATCCATCTTGGCCGTATCCTGGCGCGCCCCACCACCGCGACCACCAGAAACACCACCGCCACGATTTCCACCACCAGCAGACTTCTTGGATTTTACCTGACGGAAAGCAATAGTCTTACCAACAATAGGCGCGAGAGCCAACACTGCCGTACCAATAGCCGCCGCAGCCCCCGAAGCAGCCGCGCCGATACCGATAATCGCGCCAGTCGCCACATTCGCCGCCGCCACCGCCGCCGGCCCGATTAGGCCAATCGCCGCTACCAGGCCACCGACTAGCGCGGCGGTGGATTGCACGGCGAAACCCATCCCGGTAAGCCCCCTAGTATCGGCCTTCACCTCGATATCCACGTCCTTGTCATCCAAGGCCTCGGCAGCCATCGCTACGGTTTGTAGTTCCGTGATGGCCTTGACAATATCGGCTCGCACCTCGATATCGGGATGTGTCTGGGAAAGTTTGACCAGTTCGGCTTCGATTAGCCCCATTTCCAAGAACGCATCGGCAGCGTCAATATCCACCCCGATTTGTTTATCGGACAAGGCAGTCATGCGGGCGTTAAGCGCGGCAATCTTGCGGTCTGCCGGGGAGGAATCCGCGTCAACCTTCACCTTCGGCAGGCGGGCGGTGGCGGCTTTCAACCCCGCTTGGAACGCGGCTTGGAACTCTGCGGCCGCTTTCGCGCCTTCCTCGTCAGCGCCTTCTACAGAGCCGTTGAGGTTCGCTTTGGCCTGGGAAGCGGTTTTCTCAAACGCTTTCGCTAGAGTTTCCCCGCCCGACACACCCGCTTGCGCGGCGGCCTTCTGGAAGCCTTTAAACGATGGTGCTACTTGTACGAATACGGTACCGGCTTCCAGAGTGGGCATTGTGGTTCTCCTTTCTGTTTCATGAGGGGCTTCTGCCGGGGGTGATTAGGTTCACGAAATCGTCCATAGCTTCGGCGCGTGCCTTGTCAAGAGCTTTCTCTCCTGCGGTTTGTGGGCGTGGGAAAGGCTCTATATGAGGTGGTTTCCCGCCACCCACTGCCATGACCGTGGCGTTTAGCGCGTGGATGGCATCAATCAGAATCGCAAGTTGACTGGCTTGCAGATCCCATTCCCGGAAAGACATGGAACCGTGGTTGTTGTCCGTGTCTTTTTCTGCTTCTAGCTGTGCTAGAGCCAGCCGGTCGGCGTTGTTTTCATCGGTCAAATAGGCCTGAGCGAACCTGGATGCGGAAGGCAGCTGGTCAATCAATACCAGCAGTTTGCGCCACCGTCTCGCCTTATATTCGGCAGACACGTCCACCCCGTACACTTGCTGTAAGTCAGCTCTGATTTCGTCGGGGTAGGTTTCCAGCCAGGTTCTCAGGCGGGTTATTCCCCCACCGGAGCAAGCACCGATTCATAGTACTTTACAATCTGTTTCGATACGGCGGTTATCTGCCGATAGGTGGGTTTATCAGCCAGAATCTTTGCTGCGGCTTCCTTTCCTACCCACTGGGTAAACACTTCCTTAGAAGACACAGCAGCATCGCCTTTGAGCATAAAGAGCAAATTCTCGGCCTGCTCCACACTCATATCGAGAGGGGACGGGAATTCGATTTCCTCCCCACTCAAAGTCACATAAACGAAAGGCTCTGGAGAACCCTCCAATTCCAAACTCTCCAAAGTGGGTTTGCGCGGCGAGTTTTTCTTTCTAGAAGTATTCTTAGTAGCCATCAATGATTCCTTTCTTCGTCTGTCCTATTACGTGGCGAGGGAAAACATTGCCTCCCTCGCCACCTTTTCTGCCTGGATGTCAGCCTAGAGACCCCGGAACACTCGACACGCCTTCCTGAGCGAATCCAAGGATGTCCTTATACTTCTTCGGCCCCGTCCCAGCAATATAGTTACGCTGCACATAACCAACCGAAGTGTCTATGAGCACATCGAACTTCAACGGGGTCTTCATCGCCTCGTTATTCCAAGAATCCGAAGGAATCTCCCCAAGTTTCACCAGCGGATAGCCCCGAGCCAACAACCACTGAGCATCTTCCCTACCGTCACGAACATAAATCATCATGCAATACTCGCCCATAGTCACAATGGCCGGGGTTTCATACACAACCTCGCCAGAGGACTTCTGTTTTACGTCTCCCAGGCTCACGCCCTCAGTCAGCTCGATAAACTGGCGCTTGTACTTCTCTAACGCAGTGACCGTGATAGTACGCGGTACCTTATCAATATCAACACGTACCGGCACCGAATACCCGTGGCCTTCCACCTCAGTCTTAGTGGTTTCTGCCTCGAACTGATACCCGTCAGGAGTAACAATCCCCAACCCCCACCATTCCTTAGGTAAAGCCAAAAGCTTCCCGGAATCATCCGTGATAGTCTCCGGCATCTTCGTGCCCTTCGGCGCTACAAACGCCACAGACTCCAATGCTTTACGCACCAGCTCGGTGTGGTCATTCTGTTTCTTCATATCCATAAACGTAGTAGTCTCAGCCATTTTCTTTCCTTTCACTAACGGCTTTCTATTGTTGTCTAGTTGTCACGTGATAGGTCGCACTCACCAGCGCGACATCATCAATCTGATAGGGAATCGTGGTGGGAATCGGGTCACACTCCACCTCATCCGCGAAACCCTCCATAGTCTCGAAACAAGAAGAGAAACCCACCCCCGGAACCAGAAACTCGTGTATCCGCTCCGCCAAAACCTCCGCTGACTCGCTACCCTCGGCGGGCGGATACGCGGCGTACACGTCCACGTTGATGCGGGTCACCCGCTCCAAGAACCCCTGAGTGCCACCCCCAGGAGTCACGTGCACCACCGGCAGCTGTTCCCTCCAATCCACCGGCAACGCCTTCACCACCAAAGGCTCATCCGGCAGCTGCGAAATCCGCTCCACCATCATCTGCACCACGTCAGGGAAAACACCCATTAGAGTCCTTTCTTACGCATCGCGGCAGCCGCGTTACCCAACACATGCTGTGCCCCACGCCGCTGCAACTTGCGTGGCAAAACTTTCTTGTCACGCTTCCTAGCCCGACCCCTAAACCCGATAGCGTCACCCGTACCCCACTCCACTGCGGCCGCATACGGTACGGATGCTTCGATAACCGCACCAGCGCGTAGCTTTGGTGAAGCTGGGGAGCGGGTGAAAGGGGTGCGCACCATGGCGGGAGTCGCCCGGATAGAAGCCGCGTAGCGCCCGGTACGTTTCGGAGCCACCGCCTGAATCTCGGGCACATGTTCAGCTGCTATCCGCGTCAGCGCGGTACTCAACGTGGGGGACACCGCCAGACTCGCCACCGCACGACCAGCGGGCTTGTACATTGCTTTAGTCATGAATCCTCCTCAGGTTCACTTGCACACCCAGTGGCCACGGTGCGGGCTTCCCCTCGACTTGCCACAGGCCACGCATCGGATGCGTATCTGGTACTTCTACCCGGTCGGTAGACGCGGGCGGGGTTAGCGACTGGTTGATGAGGAACATTACTGCCTCATCAGCCGTTGCTCTCGTGAAACCTTCCTCTTCCACGCTGTCGGCTGGAACTACCAGAACACGTGGCAACACCCACGAAGGGGTTTTGTCGCCGCGTGCGGGCAGCACCAGCACGTCGCAAGCCCAGCGTGGAAACGGAATCCGATACACTCTCAGCCTCCCTGATAGAACGGGGAGTACGGGGGAATCATGGACAGGCCACCCGCCCGGCGATACCCGCGTCGCCCGCCGGTAAGCGCAGCGAGCTCCGCAGGCAGGATTTCTAACACACCGGGGGTTTCCCCTCCGTAAGTGATGGATTCCGCGAGTTGTCCCGAAGTGGAGTTCACGGAACGCAAGCCTTCGGGGTTACGAAACACCCTGGTGACCATCGCGATAACCACGTCACGCACGTTATCCAACAAGTCGGGTTCCCCCGCCTCGATACGTGCGACCAGGCCGGGGACACGCTGGCGTATCATACGCTCGGCTTTCCCCAGCCACGCCGTGATTAGGTTCTCGTCGGTGGGGGTATCGTAGCCAATCCACTCGTCTTGAAACTGCTCCGCGTCAACCCACATTCCCAGCCTCTACTTCTTGGACGTGCCCCCGGCCTTAACTGGCTCGGGTTCTCCCACGACCTCGGGCTTATCCGCGACCGCGTATCCAGCCACTTCATAAATCCCCAGTTCTTCCTCCGGGACAGCGACCACCGCCCCGGTAGGAGAAATCATCTTCACTCCACTCATGACTATCCTTTCGTCTTGAACGCTACAAAGGACTCCGGGTCAGCACACAGCCAAGCGAACTCAGCCTCAGCCACGATTGCCACCAGGTTGCGCTCGAAAGCGGAAACCAGCTCGCCATTCACGGTTACCGCTGCTTCGGTGGAAATCCGGTAGCTCAACCCGGAAGTAACTCCCCAGGCACACTTCGACCAGTCCCCACCAAACCCGATAGTCTTCGCCGTGGTGTTCTCTACCGTGTCTGCCAGGCGCGCCGGGCGACCCAACAGGCGACCTACCGACACCGGGGCGGGCGCGTCAGTAACCTCACCCAATACGAAAATCGGGCGCTTGTTCGCGTCCAACTCGTTGAGGAACATGGTTTCCGAAGCCGTGTCGAACACGAAGCCATTGAGTTTCTTCTTTGCCTTCAACAACAAATCCAGCCCGGTTACCAAATCCCCATACATTCCCTTATCCGAGGTACCCAACACCACAGACTTCTGGGTTTGCGCAATATGAGTATCGAACGGGCCGCCCCCATAGAGCGCGGCCTTATCAAAAGCCACCGCCATAGCCTCCGCGACCTGTTTCTTATAGATATCGATGTAACCTCCAGGATTGGCACGCACCACCTCGGCTGAAGCCACGGTGATACACGCAATCTTGTGCGGTTTCATCGTCTTGATACCCAAACTGGTGGAAGTAGAGGGCTTCCGTTCGCCTTCCGCTACCCACTTCGCCTCCGGTTTACCGGTAACCACGGGAATCTCTACCCCGTTAGCACCAACCGGAATCTGACGAGCCAAAACCTGAACCACCGAGGACTTCATCGCCTCATCAAAAATCGGTTTCGCCTCATCCGGTTTCAAAAACCCAGTAAACTCACTAGTTTTCGTTAACTGCGTCTGTTCAGCCATTATCTATCTCCTTCACTATCAAAAGGCTGTTTCGTCACTAAATCCCCAGCTTCGCGCGCAAATCATCCTCAAGCTGCGTCGAATTCAAGGCCGGTATCCCCTTCGTGGGGTTGCCCAACACACTGGAAGCCGGTCCCTTCGGTTTAGCCTCCGCCAGAATCTTCTTGAACGCCTCACCCTGAGCCTGGCATTCCTCCTCCGTCCGGCCTGTCACCAGTTCCAAAGGCATCCCGAACTCCGCCGCTACCTTCGCCCGCATCGAAGCCCGATACCGCTCTTCTAACTGACTAACCTGCTGCTGCAACCTCTCAGTCTCCGACAAACTCGCGGACTTCTGAGACTCAAACTGTGCGACCTTCGCCTTCAAATCCTCATAATCCGCATGTTTCTTCTCCCAAGAACGCTTCTCGCTTGCCAAGAAACTATTAACCTCAGCCTGGGTAAACACCCGTTCCCCAGACGGTGCCCCGCCAGCAGGCTTAGCCGATTCTGCGGCCGGAACCCCGCTAGTGGTTTCGTTTTCCGTGTTGGACATGGTTATTTCCTCCCTTTTCTTGTTTGGAGTGGTTTGACTGCCAGAAAAGACCCGGAAACAGTGTGTCTGCTGGCATACATGACACAGCCCCCAAGCCATCAGGCTTAGGGGCTGTTCCCGGTAGGTCTATGCTGTGTTACTCGAACACAATAGAAGCCGCGACCGCTTCGCGGCGTTTCCGCTCTTTCTCTACTAATGCGTCCAAGATGTCTTGATAATACTCTTCATCAAAGAAGGGCTTAAGAGCCAGAATCTCATCTAGCACATCGGCAGGAATGTCCTTTGGCGAGTTCTCCACTACGGCGCTTATTCCCGCATGAGCTGCGAATGTTCCATCATCATCGATGAGACTGTTCATATCTTCCAGCTCTTCCTTGGTTATCACTTTCTTTTCATACATATGCTGGAGGACAGCTCTTGTTTCAGGTTCACCCCTCATTTTCTCAATCCTCCAATCTGTAGAAAGTAGTTACCCTTATCCTACCGCGTTTTCTTGCTACACCAATGGCGTATTTCACTCCATCTTTAGACATCGTGAACAGTTCACTGATTCTGACGTTCTGAAAGTCAATATTCCGCAGAAACTCACACAGTTTTGAAGTGATGTTTTCACTTGTCCATTCAGCATCGAACTCTGTCCTGTCGTGTATCCAGCCGTAGCCGCTGCTGTGTCCACCGCCGCGCTGGTCACCGTAAAGGATATGGTTCCATTCCTTGGCGCGTAGCGCAGGTAAGTCTTCCGGCCAGTCTGAGGGTGGTTCCGCCCAGGTTTTCGGCGGTAACCGGTATTGTTTGCCGTCTATCTTGATGCCCCGCTGCTTGGCCAAGTCCTCCACGAAACCCCGGTAGGCATTCCACTTCTCGCGTTGCAACGTCCCATCAACAGAAGCCTTACGAGTCTGGCGTTTCTCCGTCTCACGTAACCTGGCTTTGGCCTGGCGGCGACGCGCCAGAACATCGTGAATAGTGTCGTTTTCACGCCAATACGGCTTGTATTCCGTGGCGTATAGCTCCTCGAAATCATAGCCGGGGGACTGCCCCTCCCAGCGATAACCGCGTTGAGTGGAGGAATCGACTACCCAACGTCCCACCACCGGAACCGGGATACAATCGCAATGGTCGTGATACTTGTTGCCCTCACCCCCAGCAGTCTCGCTGCTGCCATACACCGGACCACGCGAAGCCAACATCAAACAGAAATCACAAGTGGTGGCTCCCATCACCATCCGAGCGTAAGACACCTTGCCACCACTGCGTCGCACCGACTCGTTGACGGTGCTCCTAGCGTATTGGCGCATGTGCCGCACCAGCGAACCAGACAGCCGGTCAAAAGCCGCATCCAGGCTGTCCGCGCCGTGTTCCCCCGCGAACAGCGGCGACAGTGCCCAGCGGGTGGAAGCCCGATATGCCTCATTCGCATAAGCATCCGGGATGAAAGCCTGTTGCCCGGTCAGCTCCTCGTACCAGTCCGCCGCCATCGACTCCGCCATAACCCCATAGCGGTCAATCAACTCCGGGAGCAACTCTTGTACCAGGCGAGACACCGTGTCCGGCTCTGCCCCGGTTATCGCATCCCAAACCTGTTTCAGGTCAGCGAGCATGGCTTTCTCAAGTGTCTCCAGCCCCCGTTGGAACAATCGCACCTGAGCCGCGCTCGCCACGAGACTACGCTCCTAACTGCTTCGGCTCCGACCCGCCAGTTGAGGGCAGTTGATAAGGCCAAGAATGACCCGGATCCGGCTGACTCGTAGTGTCCCCCGCGTTAGGCAGCTCTGGAGAAGGTGACTGTTTCGCCAGCATTTCCAACAAACTAAAGCCCCCGGATTGACGGCGAGCCTCGGCCAGCAGCGTTTCTATGTCTGGCTTCTCATAGCCCAACAGGCGATACGTGGTCGGAGAAACCGCCGGGAGCACCCCGGCCTGCACCAGAGACACCACCGACTGCGCCAAAGCCGCCTTCGTGGGTGTAGCCGGGTCACGATACCGTGCTCGCATCTTCTTCAACTCCACCGGCAACTCCGCGCCTACATTAGCGATACGCCAAGCTAGCTGCATAGCCTTGACCACGCCAGCACCAAAAGTTATCTGCGCACGTTCTGCATCCTTATTCAATGCCAAATACGCGGTATGCATCGCTGCGTCCGAAGCCGGGTTCTCGTGAATAATCCCCAACACGTTGACCGGAATATTCGTCTCGCCCGCAAACAAAGCCGCCTCCGAACGCAACATCTCCACAAAAGGCTGCGAAGAACCCTGAGTAAACTGAGTAACCCCAGGAGTCTGACCTTCTTCGTTAGGAGGCAACGCCAACACCTTCGTCACCGCCAAAGCCCACTTATCCGGAGTCAGCCCATCCTCAGTCTCAAAATCCTCCATCCCCAAACCCATAATCACCCGCTGGGGCATGGAATAGAACTCCGCCGCGACCTCCATACGCAACAAGGTACGCACCGCCCGCTCCGTAATCGCCATAACCGACTGGGTAATCCGCGACCTACCGAAAGGCTCCTCCATTGAGGGCTTGAACGGCATCAACGCCACCGGCACCTCACCCAAAGCATGAGCCTCACGCTCCACCACCCACCGGCCAGAATCCCGGTAGCCATGCACCGTATGCGAATCCAAAAACAGAGTGAAAAACGCCTCACCAGTTTCCCCGTCACTACTCGCAGTGAATGCCGCCACCGCCCGACGCCGATTCCGATCCCACAACACCGTCGAGTTCATCGGCGACAACCCCCGAATCACTGCGGCCGGTTCGCCCTCCCCTCCTTGGGTTACTGCGAGGAAGGCACACCCGTATTTCAGGGCGGTGGTGTGGGCTTGGGGTATCTCTACTTCCAGGCGGTTTTCGGCTTCTATCTGATCGATGCCGTAGTCTTTGGGTTCGTGTTCCGGGATGACGAAGCCATCGAGCTCTAACAGCCCCTCGAATATATCTACCGCTTTAGCTGGCCATCCCAGTACGGTTTGCATGGACTTCATTTGGGGCGGTACGGAGATGTCGAAGTGGCGTATTGGCATTTTGGCTTCGTAGGCATCTGAACGTTTCTTGTTGATGCGTGAATGCGCGGTAATCTGGGTGATACACCGTTTGGCTAGTTCCGCTTCTGTCTCGGTCAAGAGTTGCAGGGGGATTTCGCCGGTGTATTCCATCAGATTCTTACCTTTCCTCGGTTTTCTTTGGATATTCGTTTCATTTCCCCGCGTTGTAGCCCCCACACAGCCAGGGTTACGGCTACAAGTGGGCTGATGTTTGTGGTGATGTCTTTGCGTGCCCATCTCCACAGCGAGTCACCTACTGGTTTCATGCGTCCCGCTTCGATGGCTTCGTTTAGTAGTGGGTCATCAAGATGCACCAAGGTTTTCTCGCGTACTGCGTCATAGAACTGGCCGCAAGCCTTCGCATAGTCGCGGCCAGAGATTTGTAGGGTTCGTACCCGGTTGGCTTTCAGTTCTGGCAGCAGGGAACCCGCAGCGGATTGCGCATCCACTACTATCGCCTCCGGGCGGTATTTGCGTTGCAGTTGCTGGAGGCGGGGGGTTATCCAGGCCAGTCCATCGGCGGTGTCGACAAGTTCCAGGTGAGTTTTCCCATCATCTCTAATGCTTGCCATGGCGATGAAGGCTTGTTCCCGTGAGGGTGGCACGTCCAGGGCTAAGACGATGTTCTCGCCTGGTTGGGATTTCTCGTTGGCTAAGGATTGCCACACGTCTACGGGGATTAGGGAATCCCCGCCGATGCGTTCCCAGATTCCGAGGTGCTCTCGCTCGAAGTCAATATCGGACATTTCCGAGGCAAGTTCTTTTTGCATATAGTCCGCTGAGATGCGTATCTCGAAGGCCGGGTTGGCTTCCCGCCACACCTCAGGGTCGGCTCGCCACTTGGCGCGATCATCGTCCCAATGGGAACGCTCCGAGACGGTCATTTCGTCCCAAGACTTCGTTGACCATTCCAGGTAGCACAGCGACCCGGCATTCTCTCCGGTGACTGCACGGGTGCGCAGTCCCTCCAACACCTCTGAATCGGCCAGACCAGTGGATGAGGTGTACCACAGCTGGGGGTTACCCGTTTTTGAAACGGCTGCCATAGTCGGCATTACCGCCCCCAAAAATTGGCGAGGCAGAAACAAGGCCTCGTCAAAGATAATCCGCGACCCAGTGAAACCACGCGCCGATTTCCGGGAACGTGCCTTGAACTGCAACCGGTTCCCGTTCTTGAGCTTGATGCCTTCCTTGCCGTTAGAAGTGTAGATGTGAGCCACCTCACGGGAAAGCACCCCACAGCCCTCTATCAGGCTCCGAACCCGTTGGAACGATTCTTGGGCGGTGGCGAACTCGTGAGCCGAATGGATAATCAGGCGCTCACCCCACAAAAACAGCGCCGCGAGTTGCAGTGCCTCAAGAATCGACCCCTTGCCGTTTTGCCGCTGGGTCACAATCGCGACCTCGTAGGCCGCCCATTTCCCGTCCTCTCCCACACCCAAAGCCTTATTCAGGGCGTACTCCTGCCAAGGGTCAAGTTCCAGGCCAGCCAGCCGCGCTAAATCAACCGCATCCGCACCCAAAGAATGCGTGCATTCAGGCACTCTCTCGATTCTCGGGGTCTGTATTCCGGTTACGCAGGGCTGCAAGCTGTTCACTCAGGCTGCCTCCCTCCTCACTCTTAGTAGCCCCAGCAATGAAATCAACCAGTTCCTGACGGCGACGCGACAAGCCCGCTAAAGCCTGGGGTGGAGCGGCTGCCATCGCCGCAGTGACGATACGCAGGTTTTCCCGCGCATCCGAAACCGCGTCAATCTCGTCCGGCAGCGGCGCAGCCTCCGCCACCGCCAACACTACCGGCGCGGCCTCCAAACGCTTACGCACCTGACGGCGACCCCGCTTGTACTTCGCGACCGCCTCACGGCACGCCTCACACGGCGGCTCATGGTGGCGCTTATGCCGCCGATACGCCGCAGGGGTGCCACACGGCTTCAACTCACGAGCCACAATGCCACCCCCTCCACACATTGCCGGTACACGCGATAAACCGACTCCGCGAATAGACCTCAATCGCGCCACCCCCCACCTGGGGGAACCGCCGCCCCGAAGCCTCCGGGCACAACCGGAACACGTGCAACCCGTCACCAGACAAGGAAACCTCAATAAACACAATGTTCTCGGTCTTAGCGATAGCCGCTAGCGCCCACGGGGCAACCACACCACCCGCATCGATGCAGTGGTCGAGGTCTAGACACCCCAGGCCGTTACCCAGCATGATTCCAAGACCGTCCCCCACCCGGGACGCGGACACCGCATCGAAGCTCGACCAAGTCCCCGGACTAGTAGACGAAGCATTCACCCCCGAAACCTGCAAAGGCACCTTACCCCGACGGCGCACCCATTGGTTACGAAACCGCATTTCAGCCGGGAACCCCACCAAGCCGTTGCGCTCCCGATACGCCGCCTGTTTACAAGCCGCCGAGCAGTACTTTTGCGGCCTCCCGCGGCCGGAAAACTCGAAGGGTTTAAAGCAGCGGATACACCTTGCTTCCATAAACCTATTGTACGCGGTTTTCGTTGCAATAGCAACGTTTGTTACGTAAATAGTGCGGGTTGATTCTAAGACGTTTTCCCGGATGGAACCCCGAAAAACCCATGAAACCCTGATACTCGCGGCTATGTGCCCAAAGACACCCGCTATCGCCCGATGTCACCCACTTTTCCCCGGTTCGGGGAGAAAAATGCGACTATGCGGGGTGCTAGTCACGGAGCCGGGGGGAGGGGCAACCCCCTCCCCCCGATTCTACTACCCTGAACCACCAAAGACACTCACCATTGCCGCGAATTCTTGGGGCGGCGCGGCAGCCGATGCTTCGTGTAATACTCGCCCTTACCACGCCGTGCGTTACAACCCCGGTGTGCTGGCAGCAGCTGTCCCAGCAAATCCCCACCAGTCGCCAAGGAATGCACATGATCCGCTGTGAAACCCATCGGGTCATTGGGTGGTAGTTCTACGTCGATGGGACGTAGACATATCCAGCACGGTATCCCCAGCTTGCGAACACGTGTTCGTAGCGCGGCGCGGGCGCGGCGGTACTCGCGGTCGTTGTACTTCGATGCCATCACGCACCGCCGAGCAAAACAAAAACCCGCGAGCCGTGGGGCTTTCGGGTTTTAGGCATAGTTGTTCTACTGACACGATTGTGACATTTATTAGCCATCTTGTCCACCATTCCTTTATTAGTCCAGTTCATGAGGGGTTTGCTTGCGTGTCGGCCGTCCCCTCACCAGCCGCCGCGCTACATCAGTGACACACACCCACCGCACCCCACCCACCAGGTGAGACCGAACCTTACCGCGCTGGATACGCTTCCGTATCCGCGCTGGGGGCACGCCCAACAGGGCGGCCGCCTCCGCCAGCGGCAGCCACTCCCTCCCCGATGCATCCCTCACCAGTTGTTCTCCTTGAAACCAGCAGCTCGAGCCGCCGCATACACCCGAGCCGACCACGCCGTATCCGACAGTTGCAAGCCACACGCGACGTTTTCACACACAATCTCAGCCGCCGCGCCCTGCACAGTCGGGGGATGATAGCGCAGCGTCTCCTGGCCGCAACGCTCACAACGCACCCCCGGAATCAACCTAGAGCGTTCCCGCTGTGGCCAGCGCGCCCGCGCCAAGGCCACCGCCCGCGCCAAGTCACGTCGAAACGGACCAACCGCCTCGAAGCCAGCCAGCCATTCCAACTGCGGTTCCACCCACGCCACCAAAGATGCCGTCGCCTCAAGCGTGCGAATCCCCATCGGCACCCCGTCATCAGTGGCCAGCCACGCCTCCCGCCCCGGTACCGAGACACGGCGCAACTGGCCAATCACCAAAGCCAGACGAGCCAGAATACTCGTGAGCCTGTCCACCTCCGAAAGCGTAGCGGAATAAAGCACCTTAGACCGAGGCTGCACCCGGCGCGCCGGAGACTCACGAACCATCCCGGAATCACCCACCGCCAACAGATGCTCACACAACCCGGGCAACTCCACCACGTCACGGCGCAACCTCTGGAAACACCACGCACACAGCAAACCCACCGAAGCAAGACGCGGCAACCCATCACCCGAAGGATTCATAAAACCATCCCCCCGGCAACCCATCACGCAAGCAACCGAATCAGACATCACCGTTTCCTCCTCCGTTTCTTTCCCTGGCAATCACCATCCGAAAGAGGCGCACCCCCGATACGGCCAGACCCCGCCATCCCAGTCCCATCCCGAACCCGACGCAGACCAGTCCCCGGCAGAGCCGACCCTACCCGCAGCCGACCATCCCCAGCCATCCCAGTTCCGTCCAGTACAGTCCCGTCCTTTCCAGTAGAGTCCAGTCCCGTCCCGTCCCGGCGAGTATAGACTTGTCGAGGTGAAAGACTCTGAGACTTTTGGCGCTTTTTCTTGCCTTTAGGCACGCCTGAAACCCCGGTGTCCGTTGTGTTTTTCACAACGCCGGGGTTCGGCCTACGAACCGGAGCTGGTTCTGCCTGATACTCACCAGGTCGTCCAGGGCTACGACGTGTAGACCCGTCCGGTTGCCCGGCACTTCGCGGACGCTCCCGACTGTCGTCAAGAGTCGGGGTCACAAGCGAAGCATCAGTATCAGTGACCGCACTGGATACGGAAGGCTCGTCACTGCTGGATGCAGCGCGTTTCCGTATCCGTGCGGGAGTCGATTCAGCAGACTCATAGTCAGGTGCGTCTCCAAAACCGCTCCGATTCGTATTTGGTTGTCGGTCAGGACCAATGTTCGGGTCTGTCGGAATGTTGTTATCCGACAGGAACGTCGCAGTGGCGCTCCCGTACCGTGGCGTTTTGGGTTCGGGGTAAAGCTCGTAGGTTTCGTCCCACTTCGGGTCATCCTTTCTGGCTGAATTACAACCCATGCAGGAAACCACGAGGGTTTCAACCGTGCCAGGTTCCCCTGGTCGCAGGTGGTCGAGCGTCGCGCGGCGAGGATTTCTTGGCCCCCGCCAGTTGACACGGACATTGCACCATCTACAGTTGTCCCCGTCCCTTTGCCGTACTGGCACTTCCAGTCGCGGGTCTCGAGTATCATTCCGCTGTCGGTTGCGCCGTTCCTTGTCTTCCTTCGATTGCAGATTCAGGAAGTCAGGTTCCTCAACTAGCGCTATGGTCGGTACTTTACCTTCTGTCACATCTCTACAGATGCCAAGTGTCTTGCATAATCCCAAGAGTCTTTTTGCTTGCTCTAGAGAGTCTGCACACCGGTAAGCGGTACCGAGTGGGAGATGATAGTCCATGTCGAACTTAGCTGATTCAAGAAACATCAGGAACACGAAGCCAGTCAGCTCTAACCGTGTTCGTTCATCCACGTCTGGAAGCCCAATGACTTGCATCAGCGGGGGGAATGCCCCGGCCTTATCGCTCGCTTTCACCCAGGACAATCCTGTACCTCCCCTATTCTTGCCGTTGAGTCGGTTATCGGTGCCCCGGCGGGCTGTATGTCCAAACTACCGAAAAGGAAGCCCACCGAGGCGTATTCAGTTGTTATTCAGTTATTGTGGACGCTCAAGCCTGTTCCCAGTCTTTTTGCTAGTTCGTCACGTGCCCGCGACTCCTGCGACTGTTCCCAGCAGCGACCACCCCGAGACGCACCAAAAAGCACGCCCCAAGCTTTCTATCCGATAATCTCGCCGGTTCTCGTATCCAGCGACACAACAGTGAAACCGTGCCCGCCCATCTCACGGGTAAAAGACACCAAATGATGGGATTTCGGCAATGCCAGTGAAACCGACTGCACGATTTTCATGTCACCTTCCTTCTCGGTTTTCACCTCGAAAGAATGCGTGACTTTGCCCGATCCGCCGGTCAGTTCGACCTCATCCATGAGCCGGTTCATGCTTTCCGTCAGACGTTCCACCACGGTGGGGTCAGACTTTAGTAAACCCATCCAGTCCATCACGCTGCCTCCTGTTCATCTAGGTCTTCAACGATTACGTCCACCCATGTCACTAGATTCGGTGCGGTCTCCTTCATTACGGTGCGAGCCCGCAAATCCCGCCGGATACGGGCTATCGCCTTGCGGCTCGCCCGCCCGTTCTCGGTCATAATGACTTGGCGTTCCAGGTTCATGCGGAAGTTCAAACACGTCATGAGGCCACCGCCTCTTCTTGGTCGACATATTCCATGTCGGGCAGCCGTCCTATCGACTCGCTCTCATAAGCGGATGCCTCATAGCCCCAGTTTTCTAACAGTTCTAGATATGGTTTCCTCCTGAACAGTGGCTCCGTCCGGAACCGGAAGCTGCTCTCCAACTCCAGCATGGCGTGGGTGAAAATGATGATTTTCGCGCGTTTTGGCTGTTGTTTCGCCCATTCCAACACGTGATCAAGGTTGAAGTCCTCGTCAGTGCCTGGCGCTCCTGCCGCTATCAGAATCTCTTTGAAAGCGGGCGCAATATACGAATTACACATAATGTTTACTACCACCGCATATTCCCAGTCCTTGACAGCAGCCTTGCTACACAGGTCTTTCAAAAACACCATCCGCGTTTCTTGGGCTTCAACCTCCGCGCGTTCCCGTTGCGCGCGTTCGCGCTGCGCTTGTTCAGCGGCCAGGCGTGCTTCGCGTTGCGTTTCGGTTTCTTCGGGGGTTTCATGAGGTGCTTGCCCGGGATTCAAGCAGTATTCGATTTCTCGTAGGCTCCCATCGGGATGTACCATCACCCGTACTGCGCGATAGGGGCAATCTTGGTGTGCTTCCGGGGTCAAACCTAGCAAATCGACAGACTGGGCTTGCTGTGGCAGATTCGCGTAAGTCTCCGACAGAGTTTCCACGCCTTCGGCTCGCAGCTGCGCCACCCGCCGCACCCGGATACCTTCCCTCGTGGCTTGGGCAATCACGCTATCGAGTTTCCACCCAGGAATATCCACACCGTCTTTGAACGCCCGTGTTTGCAGCTGCTGGATTTTTTCTTCCAGCATTTCCATATCCGCCCCCGAGTCTTCCGCTTGGGCGATGCGAAGCGCCACATCCAAACTCAACTGCACCTCGCGGGTAATCTTGCGTGCGGTCTCGGATTTACCCGCCTGACGGTATTGCACTACACGCTCACGTTTCTGACCCAGCGCCTTCGCAACCTGCTCATCATCAATACCAAACAAGGCCAGCTGATGTACCGCATCGATACGATCCGCGTCAGTAATCGATTCCCGCGCCTCGTTCAGCACCAGCTGGTTCAAAATCCGCTGGTCATTCAACACCGAGTCCTCCAGGATAATCACCGGCACGCTTCGCAGCCCGGCAGTTTTCGCGGCGTGGAAACGCCGATGCCCATCAAGGATAGTCAACTCCCCCAGTGAATCCCGGTAGCACAACAAGGGCGTGAGCACACCCATTTTCTCCACCGAATCCGACAGCCCCAACGACCTCCGCCCAAGTCCGGGGCGTGAGCACACCCATTTTCTCCACCGAATCCGACAAGTCACCCGCCCGCAGATTCTGACGCACATTCTCACCCACATGCAACTCATGCACGGGGATTTCTACGACTTCCCGGCTCATGCCACGTCACCCCCTGCGACACTGGCTTCCAGCATTTCACGCACTCGCATTGGATGCAGCACCGCATCATCTGATACTGAATCCCCGACACTATTCGAGTTCACGAAATCGGGAATATCTAATCTTTGAGTTTCCTCAATCTCGCGTATTTTACCTATAGCTTCAAGGTAGGCGTCACGAATCCCCGCCTGGTATTCCAGCTCAAATTGATTTCCCCAGTTGTCACGATTTTTAATATATTCCTGCGCTTTAATTGCCTCTTCATGTAACCACTTCTGCAATATCCTGGCTTTATTATCCAGCCCGGCTAAAAGTTCAGGCCATCCGCCCGTGCTAAAGACATATTCTGGCGGCTTTGGATGATTAAGCGCATACGCAATCTTGCATAGTCCTTTGGTAATTCTATTCATGAGGTTACTCCCTATTTTTAGTGGTTCTTTCTGGTATTCAGTTATCTCAAAGTTTTTATTCTCGGCTCGTATGCGTCACGTGAGCACCGTTCATCTTTTTTCGCTTCGTAACGCAACCAGGCGATAACATCTTCACGGACATAGCGCAGTTCTTTTTTCATCAAAGCGGCGCGCGGCCCGTACCCTTCACTACGCCACCGCTTGATAGTTTGCGGGGGAACTTGAATGAACTCGGAAAGCTCATTGAGTGTCAGCACCTCATGTGGCAGTAAATCCACACACGTTACTTCCACGCGACGCTGCAAATCTTCATCAGCGACAGATTCAGTAATCATCGGTACGCTCCTTTACGCGGGTACGGGCATCGTTCCTCGTCGATAATGTGTTTCAAAATGATGAAGGCGTTTATCAGCCCAGCGGCATGACCCGCCATCCAACGCGGATCCGCGTTTTTATCTTCCAGTGCCTCGCAATCTTTTACTTCAACTGAGAGGCGCATCTCGTATCGGTGCAACAATCCCAACAACTTGGGGTAATGCTGTCGAAGGTGTTCCTTCTGGGCAGAAGTCATGTGGAGTTCGCGCCTGGTATTCCCCTCGTTGTAATCCGGTTCAGCCTGCCGTAATGCATGCGGGTTATCGCTCATGCTGAGCCCCTTTCACAGCCAGACATTCCTGGCAAAGTTACACTGCCGTAGAATGAGGGAATGAACCCCTTTACTGAACTATTGGCAATCATCGACGATTGGACTAAAGCCGACGGCAACACCATCCGCACCAAACGAGGCGGCACGGACGTGTGGGTAAACGTTGACCGCGCTACGCGACTATTACTAGAAATCACGGATTTTCTGCGCGACCGACCAGAGCCACTCCCCCAACAACAAGAACTTTTAGACGAGCTGTGGGATTTTGTGGTGCACCCCGAATCGCTGTGGAGTAACATGAACCACCCGCAGCAAGACCTATCCACCGGATGGCGAGGAATGCTGCAAGCGTTGGCTGCCGTGTGGGATAACGAGTCAGTGCCGGTCAAGCTTCTCACCCCCACGCAGCTCCAAACCCTTCGCGAAACCCTTATAGAAATCCGCGAGCAATTCGGGATAGTTACGCAAATGCCACCCGATACGCGCCGCTACCTCGCTGATCTGGTTGACCGTGCATTGGCATGTCTCGACCGGGAATTCACTGACGCACGGCTGGCTCGCAGCTTCGTCATGGAGACCAGCGGAGCCGTCTTGGCTATCTTCCCCGATGTCCCAGCCAACCAACGCGGCAAACTCAGCAAGAATATCTCGAAAGCCCTCAGTATTTTCGGACTCACCAGCGCTGCCGGTGCCACCGGAAACCTCATCAGCGAAGGAATCACCACCATCGCCGGAATGATTGGATCGTGACATTACCCCGCGCTCCTTTCCGCACGGTGGCGGGGTTCCTCCCCGGTAGGCTTGGGAATATCAACAGGTTCACCTACCGAGGAGGAAGATTTATCGTGTCCACTGTTTTCCCGCTGGAAATCAGCATTGCCGAGTTCGCCGGTATCATCAGGTTTTTCGCCAGCGGAAAATTCAATGAGGACGGAGTGTTTGATTTCGTCATAACTGACGGTAATAACGTGTTGTCTCGTCTGAGCCGACATGGGTTCGAATTTGAAGACGACGATTTCGCGGGTGTTGAGGACATCACATTGTTCCCGCGAATCCGCGACTGGCTCACTGGAACTATGTACTGCTGTGTCGAGTTGCGACTGGACGGCAGCGTTTTCCTTCATAAAGATTGGGCGTGGGACATCGACTAGCCCAGCTTTAGCCAGACCTTCAAGGATTACATCAATATTCTTGCGCATAGACATAACAACCGGTTCCATGCGCGTAACCTTTCTGGACGTGGACATCAGCAGTCTTCTTTTCATTAGGCGGCGCTCCTGTCGGTGGTGGGTACTGTGGGTTGGGGTTCATGAGGGGCGGGTTCTGCGGCCGTCAATGCCGCCTGGTTGGGTTTTCCACAGTGTTCACAACGGGATTCCCCACTTGTGGGGGTTTCCTCCCCGGTAGACTGTGAGTGTGCATTTTCGTTATCTACCGAGGAGGAAGATTTATCATGCGTGACGATGGGCGTGTCAGAGTCGAGATTGGGTTCGACGGGGACGAGGCTCTCTTGTACGCTGCCTTCGCTGTTTTCATCGTTGAGACTGCTAGGCTCGCTGGTGAGAGAGGCATCGGTTTCATGCTCAACATTGTCGTTGATGAGTTCCATGAGCCCGACAGCTTCTGGATTTCTCCCAAGCTTCCCATTAAGGTTCTCGACGACTTGCCCGTTGACGTTGCTCCGCGTCTCACTGTTGCGGAGACCGAGCGGGTTCTTGCTTGGTTTGACATCGAGCAAGAGACCGGATACTTGTTGCTCACTCTCAACGAGGACACCCCGGTCTCGGATTCTGGAGAAGCACCAGAGTTCTTTACATTCGGTGTGAAGTGAGTCAACTATTTTCGTTAGTTTTCGGGCACTCTCGATAACCCGGTTACTCAGCTCAGTCTCAATCTGAAAGGCGTGAGTGTCCATGTGCTCCAAGTGCGGATTAATGAAAGCACTGTGCCACTGTGTGTAGGTGTGGAGTTCACGCCTGGCAAGTTCCACCTGTTCGATGTGGATTTTCTTGAGTTCTTTCGCGTAATATTCACCGCTTGCTTCGTGTTCTTCGGGGCTCATTAGGCGGCGCTCCTCTCGGTGGGGTCGGGTTCTCCCATGTTGGGGTAGTGGGCTTTGGCGTATTTGGTTTGCCGGATGATTCCAGCCAGGTCGCGGTGTAGCACGTCCGCGATTTGTGAGGCAGTATCGACAGTGAGGGGCTCGAACTCGACAAAAATCCGGGTCACTGCCGGTAGAGGCATATCCAGGCGTTCGGCCAGGGTCACGAGCGAGATTTCCTTACGTGCCAGCTCGCTACGGAGCACCGCTATCAGGGTAGGGTTGAGTATCTTGGGTACCATAACTGGACCCCTTTCTTTCTGCGACGCTTTTCTAGAGCGTGGATGGCGGTGCCCAGGGTAAAAGAAAGCACCGGGAGCTAGAAAAACCGCAGAAAGTCGGCCAGCCGGTATTCCCCTCACGGGTCTTTTATTCCCGGCGTACTCCCGGCATAAAGCCGTAGATATAACGAAACCGCCCATGTCGGGAGCGGTAATCCGCTTTCTGACGGTGTTTCTAGCACCAACAGCTAGATTACCATGCTCCCGGCTCCTGTCAAGCGATTTTATGTTCAATGTCGAACCGTCGGCGTAAACTGAGGGAATGAACCCCTTCACCGAACTATTGGCAATCATCGACGATTGGACTAAAGCCGACGGCAACACCATCCGCACCAAACGAGGCGACAATGACGTTTGGCCAAACATCGACCGGGCAGTGCGGCTCTTACTGGAAATCAGCGACTTCCTGCACGACCGACAGGAATTCTTCCCAAAGGGGCAACAACTCACGGCAGTCTTGTGGGATTTCGTGATACACCCCGACGTACAGTGGAATAACACCGGGTACTCACAACAACCAGTCGAGGACGGCTGGCGCGCCATGATGGAAGCCATGGCGGCAGTCTGGGAAAACGAATCAGTGCCCATTGTCGTCCTCGATTCCACTCAGCTGCAAAGCCTGCGTAGCACCCTTGAGGAAGTGCGCGTACTCGTTGGGGAAATGCTTGAGTTGTCGAGTGAAGAACGCGATTATCTCACGAACCTCATCAGGGAATGCCAACGGCTCTTGGATGTGGAATGCGTCGACTTCCCTGTTGCCCGCAGCGCCTGCATGGAAGTTGTCGGAGCAGCTACCGTCACCGTCGCCACCCATCAAGGAACGGAACAAAGCCAGACCCTTTTCCAAAAAATCCTGCGAATCGGCGGATACTGGTTCGCTGCTTTCAGCTCGAGTGCTGTTGCCGAAATCGCCAGCAGCACGGCTATGAGAATGCTCACTGATCATTAGACCGCACCCCCTTCCCCCGCGTTGGGGTTGGGGGTTTCCTCCCCGGTAGAATCAGATTGTCCAATACCGTCATCTACCGAGGAGGAAGTTTTATGGCTACTGAGTACCGTCTTGTTTCTTTTCGTCAGCCTTTGGAGGGGCTGATTCCACCCGTGAGCGGGGGTGTCAAAGTTCTGACCTTTGATATGCTTGGTTCCGTCCCAGAACTGGCTGAGTATATGGATGGTTGGGAATTGGTTAGTTCGCAGTTCCTTTTGCTTAACGACATTGAATATGTCGTGACTTTCACTTTGAAGATGACCGTGAACGCGCCCGATACTGCCGCAGAGCTTTCCTGATATGGTTTCGTGGCTGATTTGGCTGGGGTCTATCTTGAGTGTTTCGTGGGTGATGTTCATTAGGCCACCTGGCTTTCCGGGGTAGTGGGTTGGGGGTCACGAGGCACGGCGGGGGTGTCTGCGGCCGATAATGCTGCCTGGTTGGGTTTTCCACAGTGTTCACAACGGGATTCCCCACCTGTGGGGGTTTCCTCCCCGGTAGACTGTGATTGTACATTTTCGTTATCTACCGAGGAGGAAGAATATGGCTGATAGTGCATATCAGAATGTGCAAGCATTTCATTCATGGCACAGCGACAGGACGTTCCATGCTGGTAATCCTCAGATTGACCCGTGGATGCGCGATGTGTTGGTGTCTTTGCAAAGCACGTTGAACTTGTTGGCGAAACAGATTGACGATAACACCCGCCGCATTCAGCAAATCGAGATTTATTTGAGTTCCCGAGGATAGCCAAGGAACTATTTGCTATAGCGAGAACCTCAGTTGCGAGGTCCCGAATCTGTTCCCAGGCTTGTTCCTCAGATACAGGGTTCGTGAATTTCGAGGTCATCATGCGGCGCTCCTCTCGGTGGGGTCGGGTTCTCCCATGTTGGGGTAGTGGGCTTTGGCGTATTTGGCTTGCCGGATGATTCCTGCTAGGTCGCGGTGTAGCACGTCCGCAATCTGTGAGGCAGTATCGACAGTGAGCGGCTCTGACTCGACAAAAATCCGGGTCACCGCCGGTAAGGGCAGATCCAGACGTTCCGCCAGAGCCACGAGCGAGATTTCCTTACGTGCCAGCTCGCTACGGAACACCGCTATCAGGGTTGGGTTGAGTATCTTGGGCACCATAACTGGACCCCTTTCTTGTTGCGACGCTTTTCTAGAGCGTGGATGGCGGTGCCCAGGGTAAAAGAAAGCACCGGGAGCTAGAAAAACCGCAACAAGTCGGCCAGCCGGTATTCCCCTCACGGGTCTTTTATTCCCGGCGTACTCCCGGCATAAAGCCGTAGATACAATGAAACCGCCCATGTCGGGAGCGGTAATCCGCTTGTTGATGGTGTTTCTAGCACCAACAGCTAGATTACCATGCTCCCGGCTCCTGTCAAGCGAATTCACGGACACTGTATTTTGACTATCCACGATAGCCTCCACACTTGCAGTCAGGACCGCACTCGTAATACACAGGAGGCGGGGTTTCCTCCCCGGTAGAATCAACTTGAATACCGTTTTCATTTGCCAGAGAGGAAGATTTTGTGGATATTCCAGGTTTAATTAGTGCGGTGTGTGCTGTGCTGTCCATTATTGGCGCGAGTTTCGCGTGGTGGCAGGCTAACTTGTCGAAAAAGGCTAAGCAGCGTGCAGAGGTTAGCGAAGACCGTGCAGAACGCACTTTGAAAGCTTTCGAGGCTATGGCTGATTCCATGAAGAAGCCCGCTATCAGCGCGTTGTGGAACGGGAACACAGTCACTCTAATCAATGAATCTGATGTGCCGTTCCGTAACATCCGGCTTGTCAACCGGGGCGAGTTCGTAAGAGTTGATTTTGAGGATGGCATCACTTTGGCTCCTGGTCAGTCTGTGAAGGTTTTTGTGATGGGAGCATTTGGGGCTCCACTACCAGGAATACTGTCCCTACAAGCTGATGATCAGCCTTTGTATGGGATAACGATTCCTCCTGGGGTGGAATAGGCTCATTGTGTGCAGGTAGACGCTGCCACACTATTGCCCCTAGTGTCGCCACAGCTCCGAACAGCGAGATAGTCGCGCAAATCCACGCAAACATTCACGCCACCTGCTGCTTCTGGAAAACTGGCGGGTAATCAGTATTTTGTGTTTCGGGGGTCAGCCTCCCGTTTTTTTGGTATTTCATTCTTTGTCGCCTCCTTTTTCTAGCCATTCCATGACGTTTTTACGCAGGTAAATAACTTTCGCGCCTACTTTTGCCCATGGTGGCCCAGTGTGACGGGTGCGCCATTGTTGCAAAGTTGCTACTTGGACACCCAGCATCTTGGCGCATTCTTCACTGCCCATGAGTTCTGTATCCATCACGCCACCTGGCTTTCCGGGATAGTAGTGGGTTGGGGGTCACGAGGCGCGGCGGGGGTGTCCCCGGCCGATAACGCCGCCTGAGCCCGGGATGCGGGTTGCCCGCAGTTTGTGCAACGTTCGCAGCGAGTTTCCCCGCCAGACTCCCCGCTAGATTCCCCGGTTACGGGGGTTTCCTCCCCGGTGGACTGTGACTGTACATTTTCGTCATCTACCGAGGAGGAAGATTTGTTATGAGCGTTTTCCGGCTCCATTACGGCGATAAGGTTCTTAATGTTTCTTTGGAGAACAGAGAGGCCGTCATTGATAGCCTTAAGGCTGGTGGTGTGAAACTCGTGGAGATTCCCATTGCCGAAGGAAACCCCGTTTTCATCGCCACTAACGTTGGTTTCCCATTCTGGATACAAGAGGTTAAGGGCGGTAAGTAGGTCGGCCGCTAGGTATTCCCGAGTTCTCAAACCTATATAGTCTCCAGGGAGCACGTACTTCACAATCGCGAGGTCTCTGGCTAGGAACATTTTTAACAAATCCTGGTCATCACTGCCTACTACATATTCTTCGTAGCTGGGGTTATCTGACGTGTTCATGCTGCGCTCCTATCCGTGGTAGGGGATTGGGTCTGCGCTCGCTCTCTGGCACTTTGGATTATCTTGCTAGAGCTGGTACCGAGGACTCGTGCGACTTCGTCGAGCTCACCAAAAGAGAATTGGTAACGTCCGTTGATTCGGTCGTTCAACTGATTACGGGTCAGGGAGGTCTCTGCTACGAGGTCGATGACGCCGATTTTTTGACGTGCCATTTCAGCACGGACTTCGCCTGAGATTAGGGTATCAACCGTAAATGCGTTTGGCTTCATGGATACCATTCAACCGCATTTGCGTTCTGATGTCAAACGCAATTGCGGTTCGGCGTGTTAGACTTGCTGACATGGCAAGAAAACCTAGAGAAATTCGAGAGCTAGATAAGGCTTTGTCCGCGATTCTAAAGGCAATTTGGATTAAGAGCGGTCTCCTTCAAAAGGAGTTGGGTGATGAGATTGGCGTAAGCCAAGACCGAATCTCGACAGTCCTCAGAGGCCTTTCTCCTATTGGCGTTGGAGAAGCTGACGCTCTATGCCAGGCGTTGGGGCAGGATTTACTCCCAGTGCTGGCTGCTGCGGAGTGGATGGTGTACGGGCAGCCACCGGAAGGACTCACCAGGCAAGAGCAAATCGATGTCGCGGCACTTTTTGAGGCTGCAGCCTGCTACCGAGATAAAGACAACGCTCCAACCCCGGCAGCCCCGAAACCAACCCCGTTATTCTCCGACCGCCGCAACGACGGTGACCTGGGCAACGAAGCCCTCCCCCGCATGGCATAAAAGTCTTACTCCGATTCAAAGCCAGGCAGCGGCGACAGCGGAATATAGGGAATAACATTGAATACCCTGACTATGCGCCGCAACCGGGTTTGCCTGCCACCTTCTGGTTTCCGGACGGTTTCCTCCAACAGCACGCGCAACTGGTCACCCTTACGGAAAGCGATACGCCCAGCCTCAACATTACAAGTAAAATCCGCATCCATCATTATCGCGTTGAACGATACTGGCACCCGGTCATCATCGAAAAACTGGGTAAACCGCCAGTTCCCGTCATCGAAAGACACCCGCTCTACCGCCAAAACCAACTCACACGACGTTACCTGACTGACGTCAATATCAGCATCACGGACAGGGAAACAATGCAAATCCTCACTTTTAAGCGTCTCAGTTTCCCTACCAGCGCTCACCGAAACAGAATCCACCCCATCACGAGACGTAGGCTCCAGAAACGCCCGCGCCCCAGAATTGAAACTATTATTGACAACGATATTGAAAATATTGATGTTACCAGTAACCTTCTGACCATCAGAAAGAGTAGCTTCCTCCTCGCCAGTAGCCTCCGAGATTATCTTGCGGGAGCGGATAGCTTTACCACCAATCTTCCGGCACAGACGGATAGCCGCTATGAACGCACCACCAACCAGACCTACACCACCGGCGATTTCGGCACCAACCGCCATCTTGTTAGCTGTGGATGTTCCTAGGAAATCGAACAAAGATTCTAGGAGAGTCACATCTTGACTGATTTGAGCGAAAACAGTAAAAGAACCCCGTTCAGTCCGGGTAATACGAATATCCGGAACGTGGGCTTGTGAATCCAGCGTCACCACCACAGTACTGACAGCCTGGGCGTAACCGATGAGCGCCTTCCCGAAATCGACCATATCCATCGACCCGTCATCAACAGCCACGCCATGATAAGTGAAGGACAGCTCCTCGATAGTTTCCTTACGCGCCATAAGCCAATAATACCAACCCAGGAAACCCCGAAACCAACCCCACTGTTCTCCGACCGGCGCAACGAGGGCGGACGGGGTGAGCTTTAGCGTTCTTTGGGTTTCTGGTTCGCGCCGAACACCGCCGCGACCGCAACGATGTCTTTACCCCGAGTATTCCCGCGAGCCACTGTGCGCCCATAGACACGGCATAGGCGGACAATCCCAATACCGCTATGACCGCGAAAAACCCCAGGAATTGTCCGCAGGTGGCGTAAAACGCGGGGATATTGAAGCGTTTCAAACGCTCGGTGCGAGTGGTTTCAATCTCGTAATCAATCGCCTTCAGATATTTCTCGTAGAGTTCTGGGGAATCCTCACGCAGTCCTTTTAATATTTCCACGTCCGGGATAAGCAAGGGTAGGTGGAGGTGGTTTTCTTGGATTAGCGCGAGGGTTTGTTGGATTGAAGCGATTGCATGAAGTTCAGGCTGCCCCGGAGCATTATCAGGTTCGGATTCATCGACTGTGGTTCCGGTAGTGCCGCTTGCATCTGGTGATACGAGTAGTGACCCGTCAGATCCATCAGGGAGCCCACGCCCATCAACATCAGCCGCGCTTTGGATAGGGGTTTCTTGATTTTCTTCCGGGTGTTTGCCGGGGTTTTGGTTGTCATCGTGGTTCACCTCTGTCATGTGGTCTTATGCTCCGAGCGCGAGGATAGTATGCCGTACAGATTCCGTACGTATTCCATTCTTGTTCGTTTCCCGGGTTTAGCCTAGCCGAAAAAATCCCCACATAGCGTAGAATCAGGCTATGGAGTGGCAACTGGTAGCGGGGGTAAGCACCATCGCAGCAACAGTAGCAGCCATTATTTCAACAGTTACAAGTATCTGGTGGCGACACATGGACAAGAAAACCGTCAAATGGGTAATCAGCGACATCCGACCCGTCATGCTCGGCGACGCAGCCGAATACTATTTTCAGACTCGATTGGAGCGCCCCGATGCGCTACATGTGAACCTGACCCAAATCGGGCAAGCCGACGCTTACAATCCACACGCCACTATAGACGGTTTTACCGTCACCCCCATCAAACTAAACGGTAAGCCCCTCACAGACGGACTAACAGCGCGCGTATCCACCGGGGAAACCCTCACCCTGCTACTTATCCCTACCAAAGACACGACACTGCGGCCGGGTGAGCCGGTACAGCTATGGGAAGCAGCGTCGGGCTGGCTGGAACTGGAATGGGAGAATCCCGGGCAACACGGGCAGGGCGAGACGAAGCTGCGGATGGAGTGTCCCACCCTGTGGCGAGTAGCGTAGTACCAGGTAGAGCCGCACCCGGTATATTTGATGGAATATTTTGGCAAGTGTAGCCTCAACTTTTGCGTCCTAGAATAGTGGTCTTTAGGAACGTGGTAACTACGGTCAAAGCGGGAATCCCCAGGAACAGAGCGGTCAACGCGACGCTATGGAACACGAAAGCTGATATGCCGGCCATCACAAAGATGCCAGCAATAAGCAAGGCTCCTAGAAACAGTCCGAGATATGCGATACGCACGTCGGCCTTAGTTTCCGCATCCAGCCGCCGCGACTCATCGACGGTATCGGAGTCATACCAGCTCAGAATGCGCTCTTGTACTTCTGGAGGGTACTCGGCGAAAATTTGTGGGGGTGGCAGCAGTCCTTTCCAAGACTGGTCATATCCGATTACAACACCGTAGCGTTCAAAGCTTTCTTGAGCCTCTTCAAGTATTCCAGCCTCTGCCGGGGTGATTGCGCTGCTGTCACGTGGCGAGTGCTCGCCCGGTGCAGCCTCTGGCGACCTTCCCGGATGGATTGTTTCAGGTTGTGCGATGTCCCGAAAATGTCCAACACTTCCAGCCCCGGAATCATGGAGGATAGCATCGTCCTGTCGCTTATCCGCTTCCGGGTGTTTGCCGGGGTTTTGGTTGTCATCGTGGTTCACCTCTGTCATGTGGTCTTATGCTCCGAGCGCGGGGATAGTATGCCGTACAGATTCCGTACGTATTCCATTCTAGTTCGTTTCCTGGGTTTAGCCTAGCCGAAAACTTATTCTCGATTACTGCGACCGGGCAGCTGGGAGTGCGGATTGTTAGCCGGTGGCGCAACGACGGTGATCCCGGCGTTGATGCCCTGCCACGCATAGTGTAGTGAATTTCCTTTTTTGTGTTTCCAACTTGACTAATACATTGGCTGCCTGTATAATAGAGGTTGTAAGGAGGTGAGCAAGATGAAAACCCGGGGGCTACCCCAATTATTGCAAACCCACTACCGGAAGGAAACGCACCATGCACCCCGTAATGATTCAACATTTCCTCGCCACTAAACAAGTCGCCGCGCGTATCGGCGTAAAGCCCGCCACCTTGTCACGCTACAAGCTCCCCGAACCCGATGCGGTAATCGGTGAAGGGCAACGTGCAGTCAAAGGCTGGCTACCCGAAACCATAGACGCCTGGAACCTGGCTCGGCCAGGCAGAGGTAACTGGGGTGAACCGGAGGAGGCTAGGAACCATGCCTAGAGAGCCTTTAGCGATTGGAACCTTCGGGAGTATATCAACCAAGAAAAAAGCCGGGAAATGGACGGCTACAACCCGATTCCGGGACGAGGACGGGCGTACCCGCCAGGTCAGTGCGCGGGGAGAGTCGAAAGCCGCGTGTATCCGTAGCCTGAAAGTAAAGATTGCGGGGCGCACTCTCGTCACAGAAGGAGACATCACGGGTGAAACCCACGTGGAGACACTGTGCACAATGTATCTGGAAGCCCGCGCCATGCAAGTCGAAGCCGGAAAAATCACCCCTAATACGCGGGACAAGGAAGAACGCGCCATCAACAACCATATTGTGCCCGCCCTAGGTGGTCTACGCCTACGGGAAGTCACTGTACGGAAACTCAACGCTTTCTTACAGTCGCTAGCGGTAGACGCTCCCAGCCTAGCGCGTAACTCCCGCATTATCCTCAACGGAATATTCCAAATCGCCGCCACCGACCTCCCCGGATTCATTAACCCCGTGCGAGAAACCATCCACATCAAAAAATCTAAACCCCACCCCAAAGCACTCACTGCGGCCGATGTCGCGTTGATTCGGCAAGCGATTAGTGATTGGCAGTCCTCGCAGTCTTCGGGGCCGAAGCGGGGTAAGGATTTGCCTGATGTTCTTTCTGTTGCGTTGGGTAGTGGTTTGCGTATTGGTGAGATTTTGGCTTTGTTGTGGTCGGATGTTGATTTGGTTGGGGATCCGCCCACTATTACTGTTACTGGGACTTTGAGCCAGGCTACAGGAAAAGGTGTATACCGCAGGGATTGCCCGAAATCTGAGGATTCTCGACGGGTAGTGCCTATTCCGCAGTGGCTGGTGAGTGTTTTGTTGGAGCGGCGCTTGGCTATGAGTAAGCCCGGCGAGTTGGTGTTTTCGACCCGTAACGGGACAGTGCTTTCCCCGACGAATGTCAGGCGTAGTCTGAGGGCTGCGTTAAAGGCTGCTGATCTTCCAGAGCGTTTGAAAGATGTGCATCCGCATTTGTTCCGTTCCACTGTCGCTACCGCTATCAAGCGTGAGTCCAGTATGAAGGATGCTGCGGCCGTGTTGGGTCATTCGTCTCCGGAAATCACGAGGACTTACTATGTGGAGAAGGAAAATATTGCTCCGGATATGCGCCAGGTTTTGGCGCGTTTCGCACCCGAAAAATCGGCAAAAAATTGA